GAGCGAGGAGACGATGGCCGAGACCGCGCCGTCGGGCAGGATCTCGATGAACTTGCCGACGCCTGACAGGAAGGTGTTGAGGGTGTCGAAGAAGGCACCCATGCCCTCCGCGCCGCCGCCGTCGATGAACTTCTGGACGACCTCCAGCAGCGTGGTGATGGTGTCCACGAGCCCCTGGCCAGCGTCCGAGTCGGAGAGCGACTGGACGATGCCCTCGATGGCCGGGAGCCAGACGTCGCGGAACGTCTTGATGATGCCCGTCATCATCTCGATGTTCTTCGGGTCGCCAGCGATCCGCGCCCACATCTTGGCGAAGTCGCCCAGCAGCCCGGCGACCTCGCTCAGCAGAGGCTTGATGTCCTCCAGGAACTTGCGGAAGGGCGAGCCCTCCTTGACCGCGTCCTCGGAGGCAGCCTTCCAGCCCTCAGTGACCCGCTCGAAGCCGTCCGCGATCCACTGACCCAGGTCGCCTGCGGCCTTGCCGAAGTTGAAGAGGGTCGCCCCGATGTTCTTCAGGATGCGCCACCACTGCGCGAGGCGGTCGTAGACCACGTCGAGCCAGGAGGCCAACTGGCCGCTCTCGCGGGCGTTGCCGACCAGACGCTCCAGGGCGTCCGCGCCACGGTTGAAACCCTCAGCCAACTTGGTGGCGAAGGGACCCACCGCGATGGTCAGGTCCTTCAGGATGTTCAGCACGGACAGCAGGACGCCGCCCATGTTCTCGATGATCGGGACGTTCTGCTTGCCGAGCGTCTGGATGTCCGTCAGCCACTCGGGGGAGGTGACCTGGAGCAGCGCCTTGTTGGCGAGTTCGCCCATCGCACCAGCGGTGTCGGACAGCAAGGACTGGACGGGACCCAGCAGCAACTTCAGCCGCTCGATGTTGTCCACGAACTTGCTGAAGAAGGACTCCTGCACGGCCTTGGTCAGGTCGTCCCAGGCACCCTTCATGGAGACCAGGAACTCGACCACCTTGCGGGCGGACGGGGACAACTTCTCCAGGGCCTTGCGGTACGCGTCAGCGGCGCTGGCAGCGCCTCCCGCAGCATCGCCCTTCTGGGCGTTCTGGAGGGCGATCTGCGCGTCACGCACGGCCCACAGGGCGTCGGTGACGCGGCGCTGGGCTTCGATGACCTGACGGTCGCCCTCGATGCCCTTCTGCTGCATCTCGATGAGGTCAGCAAGATTCTGCTTGTTCTGGTCGAGGGTGTCCGCGACCTCGACGCGCGCCTCGTCCACGCCAACGGCGGCGTCCATCTTCTCGCCCTTGGTGCTGCCGGGATCGGCCAGCACGTTGGCGTAGTTCTCACGGGCCAACTGCGCGTTGGCGCGAGCACGGGCCTCCGACATCGCGGCCCGGTCCACCGCCTTGCGCAGGTCGTCCAGGCGCTTGATGGCGTCCTTGCGGGCGTCGTCCAGGTCCTCCTGGGCGAACTGGACGTCCTCGTAGGAGCGGCGCAACTTCTCGTTGGCGCGGGCGATCTCCTCCGCCTGCGTCAGTTCGATCTTCTTGGAGGCTCCGCCCCCACCTCCCGCCTTCTGGGTCTTGCCGAAGGCCTTGAACGCGCCGCCGATGCCGCTGAAGGCGACCTTCATGGCTCCGACGACGGAGAGCAGCGCAGCGAGCCCCGGAATGGCAGCCAGAGCCGCGCCTCCCAGGGAGCCGATGTTGGAGGCAAGCCCGATGGCCGCGCCACCGAGCGCTGAGATTCCAGAAATGAGCGGCCCGATGAGGGCCAGCACGCCGGAGAGAACCGGGATCAGCGCGACGAACGGAGGCACCAACTTGGGCCGGAAGGTGCCCAACTTGTCGAAGGCCTTGCCGAACTTCTGGACCGAGGACGTGGCCTTGTTCGAGGAGGACGCGGTCTTGTCGATCTCGCGGCGGTGACGGGCCTGGGAGTTCGAGGAGCGGTCCACGGAGGAGGAGAACCGCTGGAGGCCGCTGACGGCGTTGTTGAGCCAGCCAGAGAGGCCCTTGGCGGCGTCTGCGTGACGCAGAGAGGCCCGCGTGGCGTCGTTGTGGGAGGTCGCTGCCTTGGTGGCTGCTGCGGCCTCACGCTCGGTCGCCTTGACGACCTTGTCGGTCTCGGCTGCGACCGCCTTGGTGGCGGCGACCTCTTCCTTGACGGCCTTGGTCTTGTTGGACCGGGCGCGCTCCGCCTTCTGGGAGCCGGAGGCGGACTCAGCGTTGAGCCGACGCTCCTCCTCGCGGAGTTCGCGCAGATCCTTCTTGGCACCCCGGGCTGCCTTGGAGAGAGCGGAGAAGTCAGCGATGGCCTTGTAGAGGACTTTCGTCTCGTTCTCGGCCACCGCTGACCTCCCTTCACTGTCCTCGCTTGGCTCCACCGGTAGCGCCAAGGCCCATCATGAAGCGCTCGTACGAGCCTTCCTTGTTCTCCTGCGGTGCTGCTGGTGTTGCCTTCAGGACTGCCGTCTCGATGTCGTCGTAGGCCAGGGTGCTGGCCGCTTCCAACGCCGTGTTCGGCTTGCCTGCGGAGATCTGGTACCCGGCTGCGATGTAGGAGGTGACCTGTCTCGCGAGCCAGGAGAAGCGAGCGTTTTCAGTTCTCTGCTGCTGGTAGCGACGGAGTTGAATCGCTGCCGTGATCTGGCGGAACCTCCCTAGCGGGATGTCCCCGATCTGCTGGTCGGTCCACCCGTACTCGGTTGAGACGAGGTCGTACGCCGCGCTGAAGCCTCCTACGAGGCCTTCCGGGTCGATGCGCTGGAGCCGCTGCGCGAGGAGGACCGCTGCTTCGCCGGGGCCTTCGCCTTCTCGCCCTGCTGGAACGTCTTCACCAGCAGAGCCAGGCGCTTTCCCAGTGCGATCAGGTGCGGAGCCTCCACGACGATGACGCGCTCCAGGACGGTGACCAGGTCGTCCAGTTCCGGGTTCTCGAACTCCTCCGAGATGGCCTCGAACAGGCCCTCGTTGACCTCGATCTCCGGCTTGGACCGAGGGTCACGGATGAGGCCGACGGGCGTGACCATCGAGCGAACGAAGTCGATGGTCTCGTCCTCGGCCTCGGGGATCGAGAAGATCACCGCCCCAAGGAGAGCGACAGCGGCGCTGTCCTCCCCGCCGCTGAAGTCGATGTCCGTCAGCGCAGCGCCTCCGCCGCGCGTCAGAATCTTCATCAGCCGCATGGTCTGCCGGGTGCGCAAGCGCTCCACGTTGACCTGCCGACCGCTCAGCAGGGTGACGGGGCCACCCTCGCTGGCGATCAGATCGATGTCGGGGGTTTCGGTCGTCATGCGACTCTCCTTGGGACGGTGCTTTCAGTTGGACGTGCTGCGCCTCAGGATCAGGCGGGCTTGCTGACCAGACGGCCAATGGCCTTGGTCGGGTTCCCGGTGACCGAGTCGAGGACCGGCTGGCCCTTCTCGTCGGTGTCCGAGAAGAGGGCGGTGCCGCCGTAGTTCAGCAGCAGGCCCTCCTTGTAGGACGGGCCGTCGAAGGAGAACGGCTGGAACTGCACCTTGAAGAGGATGAAGTCCAGGGTGCGGATGAGGCCGTTCTTGTCCTTGGACGGGACGCGGATGAGCATGGGCTTCGGGCTCGTGTTCATCTGGCGCTCCTCCCACAGGGGGAGGCTGAACTGCTGGGCGTCGCCGGAACCGGACGAGGCGACCCGCGAGCCCGAGAGCAGCGCGATGGTCTGGAAGGGCACGTAGCCCGCCTGGACGGTGACGTTGACGCGGTTGGCCCAGAACCAGGACGACAGGATGGCGTCGTCGCCGGTGTTGTCGTACGAGTCCTGGTCCAGTTCGAGCGAACCGGAGCGGATGCCGTAGATGTCACCGAACGTCTCCTCCAGCCCCGTCGCGCCATCGAGGATGGCGGCGTGGCTGAGGCTGAAGCCTTCGACGGTGGGAGATGCCATGTCAGTTCACTTCCTTCTGTGAGACAGGGCGTGCAGGCAGCCCGCCGAAGTCGGTCACCTTCTACTATCGGCCTCCGGTGCGTGCTCTACCTCGCTCTCGATGAGGTTCCCGGCGAGGTCGAACCGGTGCAGGACGCGGATGACGGTGGGATTCTTCTTGCGCTCCGTGCGCTTGCAGTCGTCGCACGACAACTCGATGAGGTTGTCCGAGACGTGGGGCTGCTCTCCGGAGAGGCGCATCTTGAACAGGAGGCGTCGAGGACCCACCGGGCAGCGGATCTCGATGAGGTTCACTGCGGGCTCGCTTCGTACACCGCGAGGTCGAACTTCTGCTTCAGGGCAGACCCACCGGGAACCTCGTGCAGTGCGTCGATGAGCCCGCGCACGACGGCGTCCCAGGAGTTGGCTGCACGCACCGTCTTGGCTGCGAGGATGCCCTTCTCCTTGACCTCCGTGCGGTTGTGGAAGGTGTGGAGCATCAGGTCCTTCATGTGCTCCACAGAGGCGCGTGCGTTCTTGACCTCAGGCTTGCGCAGGTCGTCCGAGACCAGCGTGTAGTCCAGCGGGTAGGCGTAGTCGGGGTGCAGCCACCCACGGTGCCCGCCCCAGTTGGTGGCGATGACCGCTCCTCCCGTGGCCTGGAACTCCAGGGCAGGAAGATTCTTGCCCTCACCCCGGCTGGGCGCGAGGAGCACGTGGCTCTTGGCGTAGAACTCACGGACGACGTCCTGCGGCCAAGAGTCGTAGAAGACGCGCACGCCGGGGTAGACCTCCTCCATCTTGGAGTGCAGGCCGGGGACGTTCGTCTTCAGCATGAGCCGCGCGTGCTCCTGGAACTCCGGGTCCTCCTGCTGCGCGAGCCCGAAGGCGTGCAGCGAGACGAACGGGTCCTTGCGCGAGGTCAACTGCCCGATCTGGC